ACCCAGCCCCGCCGTGAGGCCCCCCAGCGCGCTGCTTAGCCCCGGCATGGCGTTGATGGCGCTCATCACCTGATCCAGGAAGCCCCGCACGGCCCCCACCACCCGCTGCACGGGGGGCAGGAAAACCTGACCCAGGGTGATGGCGATGGCCTGGAGGTCGTTGCGCAAAAGCTGGAGCTGGTTGGCGGTGGTGGCCGAGCGGCTGGCGAACTCCTGCCCTACGCTGCCCGCGTAGGCCTGGCTGTCCCCCACCAGCTTATAACCCTGCTCCACCAGCGGCAGCGCCTTGGCCAGCCGGGCGATATCGTCGGCGTATTCCTGGCCGAAGATCAGGCTCAAGACCTTGAGCGGGTCTTTGGAGTTGTTGACGGTGCGCAGGAAGTCCAGGATGGCCCCCTGGGCGTTCTTGCGGATGGCCGCCTCCATGCCCTCGGCGCTGTAGCCGATGGCCTCGAGGCCCGTCTTGAGCTGCTTGCTCCCGGTGGTGGCGTTGGCCAGCTTGTTGATGAGGGCCTGCAAGCCGGTGGCCACCACCTCGGGCTGGGTGCCGGTGGCCAGCATCGCCGCCCCCAGCGCGGCCATCTGCTGGGCGGTGAGGCCCACCAGCTGCCCGGTGCCGCCGATGCGCCGCAGCACCTCCAGAATCTGCGGGGCGGTGGCGGCCATGTTGTTGGAGAGGTGGTTGACCGCGTCGGAGAGCTGCACCACCTGCGGCTGGGTCATGCCGAAAATGTTTCTCAGCTTGGCCAGGGTGTCCCCGGCCTCCTGGGCGGAGATATCGAAGGCCACCGCCACCTTGGCGGCATCCTCGGTAAAGCCGGCCAGCTCCTCCAGGGCAATTCCCGCCTGGCCGGCAGCAGCCGCGATCTGGGTCAGCTCGGCGGCGGAGCGGGGAATCTGGCGCGACAGGGCGATGAGCTGCTTCTGCAGCACCTCGGGGCCCAGCGCAGGGGTGAACTCCACCACCTTTTTCACATCGGCGAAGGCCGACTCGAACTCGATAGCGGCCCGGGTCGCCAGGCCGATCGGGGCGGCGACGGCCAGCGCAGCGGCGGCCAGCGAGGCCCCCATCTGGATGCGGTCGATGGCCGAGCTGGTCTGGACGGCGGCCCGCTCGAGGCCCCCCAGCGTGCGCACGATGTTGTTGGCCGGGCCGGAGATGCGATCGGCCAGGTCCACCAACACCTGCAGGCGCATGAGCTGGTTCAACTAACCCTCCGGTTTATCGGATTTCGAGCTTTCTTCCAGGGTGCGGAGGCGCTCGAGGGCGGCCTCGAGGCTGGCCTGCAGATAGGCCGCGTTGAGTTCGGCCTGGGCCAGCTTCTGGGCCAGGAGCTGTAAAGCGCGCTCCATACTGGGCTCGGGCATCAGGGCCTCCAGTTCTGCGGGATGCGGGCCACGGTGGTCACGGTGTCCCACTGGCCCAGGGGCGTGAGCCGCAATGCGGATTTCCGCGCAAACCACCTGCCTCTATCGGCACGGGTATTCTCCGCCACGCACGGTTGGCCCTCGATCTCCCCCACGTAGATGCCGATGTGCCCCTCGCGGTCGGGGGCGGTGCGGGCGCTGGTGGGAGGCTCGTCAAAGTAGCGGCTGCTGAAAAGCAAATCGCCCGGCTGTAGCAGGCGCAGCAAGGTGGTGCGCTGGGTGGGGTTGGCCGGGTCGTAGTCGGCGGTGGTAACTGTCCAGCCCATGCGCTTCACCCCCAGCTCCACATCGTGCGCCCAGCGGGATTTATCCGGATCGGCTTTGGTGTCGTCCAGAATGCGGCTGTAAAGCCGCCAGCGGTTGGTGTCCAGCGCACGCGCCACCGCCTCGAAGGCGAAGGCCACGCACCAGCCAGCGGCGGTGGGGAAGCCCGGCAACTCGCGTCGCACGGCCTGGACAGCAGTTTCGGCAATCTTGCTCATGGCGGCCTCCAAAAGAAAAAGCCAGTCCCGAAGGACTGGCTAGGTTGATTACAGCTTACCAAACTACGCCGGGCTTGGCTAGAGAATTTTTTAGCTTATCTACTCCGTACCCCCTTTTTGCTCCACGTACCGCAGCAAACTCGCCATCGCCTCCACCTGTTTAACTATGGCTTCCCACAGTTCTAGCGGCACTTTCATTTGATTCATCTCCTCGGGATCCCTTTTGTTATTGGGCAAAGGTTCCTGAGCAAATACAGGCTCCTCAACCTCAAGACGAAGTTCCGACGCTTTCTCAAGAATCCACTTTTGAAGGGCTATTATGCGTTCTTTCTTGGCTGAATCCTTAACCCGTGGCGTAGAAAGCTTCATCAGCAAGCCGAGAATGCCGGGTGTCAGGAGATAGGCCTGAAGCCTTCTTAAGTTACCATCATGAGTTTCAAGGATGACTTTATACTCCCGCAGCAGCGGGTTCCGCTCAATCAAGCTATGAATGGGGTTGTTTTCATAGCCTACAAGCTCTGCCAGCCGAGCTACAGAAACACCAATATCTACCTGACTCCCCACTTTAACCCAGGCGATCTGTAACAGACCAATAGGCGTAGCAACATCCTTTATACGCAGTACGCTCGCACTCGTCGCCGTCGCCACCTAAACCTCCCCATCTTCATCATCATCTGTCACAGCCAGCAGCGCTGCCAGGGGCACGCCGCCGTCCACCAGGCCCGCGTGGTACACCTCCCGCAGGCACTCCACAAACAGCGCCCAGTCCTCTGCGCGGGCCGCGTCCCACACCGCCAGCGCCAGGGGGTCGAGCCGGTTGAGCAAGAAGGCCCCCCTGGGGGTGTCCTCGAGGGGAGCCTTGCTCCAAAACGCCTGCCTTGCCATGCCTATATGCTTGTTGGTATCATGCATGCTGTACCTCCGTAACATTGGAGTTCACCAGGAAGCTGACTTTGATCGGGGCTTCCTGGTTGCCTGAAGTATAACTTAGCAGTTACATATCTTCAAGGGCTGTGTCTTTGGAGTCCATACTATGTTAATATTCGTCTGTGCCGCCCTGCACGCCATCCCTTCGTCCGCTTGTAGATTTACTGAAGCGTGAGGGTGTGTCTTTGTATCGCGTATTTCAGGTTTCTGAAATCTCCTACCCTGTTCTACACCGCGCCGCACGGGGTAAAACCATGCCTGATCTCCACACCCTCGCCCGCATCAAGTGCGCCCTGGAGGAAATCCTGGGGCGGTCAGTTTCGCTGGACGAGCTGGTAGAGGTACGGCGAGAGCGGCAGGATTAAGTTATCATTGGCTTCATGAAACAAAAGCTGTTGGTAGCAATGATTGCTGTGGTAGTCGGCCTTTCTTTGGCTCAAAAAGTAGACATCAATAAGGCTATGTCGACCCTTAAACAGGACAAACAGGTAACCCTGCTAAAGGAAGTTAAGCTGCCACCTCCACCTCCCCAGCGCTCTGCCGAAAAGAAGTATGAGGTTCGCATTCGCAACGAGGCCGACGAAGTATTCAACTACGTTATCTTCCTGGCCGCTCCCAAAGGAAAGCGTTACTTCAACCTCTACTCTGTTCGCTTTGAAGATGCCTACTCCTTTGACAATGCGCTTTACGGCCTCGGCTACTTAACAGGGTTCTTGATGCAGGCTTGTCTGGGCCTGACGGAAGAGAGCACTAAAAAGCTAGTGAACTGGTTTTCTGAAAAGGTTGAGCAAATCCAAGAAAGGGGAATCGGCGATTTCTCTCGGGATTTTGGGCCTGTTGAAATGAGCCTGATGGGTGGGGTGCGCTTCGACAAAAGCGGGCACCTGATTGTGGTGCTTCAGCGCAAGGGCGAGCCCGGAAAAAACTGGCCCCGGTGGTGCGAGCGATAGCAACGCTCAACTCTTTGTGACGACTCCTCGTTCTGAAGAACGGGGAGTCGTCACAGCTTCAGATTCCAAGGTCGGCCAGGAACAGCTCCCAGGCCTCCGGGATAGGAATCCCCTGTGCCCCGAGGCGGGCCCTCTCGGTGAAGATCTCCTGGGCCAGGGCCAGGGTTGCCTCCCGATCCTGGAGGGCCGCGTCTTCAAGGTAGCGCCGGAAGGGAGTCCACTCCTCCACGGCGGCCAGAAGCTCGTCCGGGTCTGCGTCTCCCGCCAGCAGGCTCTTCAGCCAAGCCCAGTAGCCCTGAGCTAGTCGGAGGGGGTGGTAAGCCACGCTGGTCGTCTCAGCCACGTTGTCTCCTGCCAGGGAACACTTAGTTTCTCCAAAGCGCTCACCCCATAGCCTGTGGCCAGGGTGCTGCTGTGGAAGGAGTATACCACGAACCAGAAGCGGCCAACTCGAGGCCCCCGAACGGAATCGGGCAGGGCGGAGGTGGGCACCATGACCGCCAGCACGGGCCCCTGAGCCCGAGTAAAAGCCAGCACCGCCACCTCCGGGTGGGCCGCTACCTCGCGGCACACGCGCTCGTACTCCTCGGGGGTCGTGGTGGGGAGCACTTGCTGCTCCAGTATGCGCGTAGCCAGGTGGGCCTCCAGGGATGAGGCCCTGCTTTTCCCCAAAAGGGCGGCCTGCTCCGGGCCCAGCGGGCGCTCTCTGCGGTTGAAAGGGGCAGCGTAGACCTGCCCGGCAGCGACGAGCCAGTCCCGGGGGTTCGGCCTGGCCTGCCCGCGGCTCTCTGCCAGCTGCCGCAGGCGATCCCTGGCCTCGGGGTGGGTAGCCAGGGTTCTGAGGTAGGCCCGCCACAGCTCGGGGTGGTAGTCCCTGGGCTCCGGGCTCCAGGCCTCTCGGCCTGGCGGGCGGCCAAAGCCCTCCAGGGGGGGTTGATCCGGCGGGCGTTGGGTGATGCGGCCCTCGGCCTGGGCCGCGCTGTACGTTACCAGGGCGGTGCGGCAGCGAAAATGCAGGGGCGGGATATGCGTGTTCCAGAAGGGGTGGTCGGCAGGCAGCACCACCCCGGCCAGGTTGAGGCAGATGCGCGAGGTACGGCCATCCAGCACCACCGAGAGCCCCCAGTAGGGCCGCTCTTGCCGCAGCTCGTCGGCGGCCTTCCAACGGCCTGCCCCGTAGGCCGATTGTAGGTTGGTGTCGAAGATGGTGCGCAGCCGGTGCGCGCTGGCACCCCCCCAGGCCCGTTGGATGCGCTCGGAAAGGCGGTCTTTAAACTGCTCAAAGGTCTCCCCCTTGGCGAGCGCGGCATCCAGCGCGTCCAGCGCCTCCTGCACCATATCGAGCTGGGCCAGCCCCGCCACAAAGAAGGCCCGGCGGCGGGCCTCCTCAGAAAGGGCGCGGTAGGCCGGGTCGGGCAGGGGCAGCCGGGCGCGAAACCAGGCGATGGCCTGCTCGGGGTCGGTGGGGGTGGCCTCGACGTTCCAGGGCATGTCAGGGGTTGGATGGCAAAACAGTTAGCCGCCAACTCTCCACGGTGGCAGTTTGAGTCACGGTAGTGGACGAGCTACGGATGCCCATCGCCACCGTTTGCGTGCCGGTCAGGTTGCTGGCGGAGGCCTGCCAGGCGTAGCGCCCGGCCTGGGCGCCGGTCAGGCCGGTGTTGCTAGCTCCTGGGGCGCTGCGCTCATTTTGCAGCGCAATCCGGGTTAGGGTGGTGGAGCTAATGGAGAATCGGCACACCGTATAGTGCACCGCGCGGTTGGTGGAGCTGGCGGCGTGAGTGGTGGAGTCGGCTGCGTCCACCGTGATGCCGCCAATCGAGCAGCGGTAGGTGTAGGTCGCTGTGGCCCCCGAGTTGTTGATGATCGTGTACCACACCTCGAGTAAAACCGTTGTCCCCGCCGAGATATCAACACTCCGACTAACCAGGTTTACGTTGGAGGTCGAGTTAATTGCGATGTCGCTGTTGGGGGCGTTGCTGTAGATAGTCGGCCCGCCCCCACCCCCCGGAGGCGCGGCCCAGCTGCCATCGCCACGCAAAAAGGTCGTGCTGTTGGGGGTGCCGCTGGCCCCGATCTTGGCAATGGTCACGGCCCCGTTGGCGATTTTTGGAGTCGTGATAGCGCCATCCCGAATTTGGTTAGAGGTGATGCCCTGCGCCAGGGCATAGATGGCCCCGGCCAGTAGGAGTAGTCCCAGGAGTGCCCGCATATACCCCTACTTCAAATAGTCCACCAGGATGCTATCGCCCGCCTGGGGAGCGCTCACGAAGGTGATGGTATTGCCGCTGATGGTGTAATCGAGCCCCGCCCCCCGGCGCTGGCGCACACCGTTGAGATAGACGCGCTCGCTCCCGGCCACGGGAGTATTCGCCAAAGTAAACACTGTGTTGGAACCATTGATGGTGCCTGCTGGCGATTCTCCCGTAACGAAATCGGCCTTCCGCAGCAGGATCGCCGGGTCTACGCCAACGCCAGACCCGCTCACGGTGAGGCCAGAGCCGCTCACCACCTGCACCGAGAAGGTGGAGCCGGTCAGGATTAAGCCGTCCCCGGCGCTATAGCTGCCGCCGGAAGTTTCTTGTGCGAAAACCAGGGCGGTAGTGCCCACCGTGATGGGGCCGTCGGTGATGAGGTTCCAACGGCTGTTGCCGAGGGTAGAACCCTCCGAAACGAACACCTGCAGACCGGGTTTGACCTCATCGTTGCCGTCAGCGTCCTCGGCTCGGGTCAGGGCCGCACCTGGGCCGTTGAATACGTACAGGCCGTTCTGGGTCTGGTTGGTCTGGTAGGCCAGAAATAAAATGTCCCCGTTGCTCAGCGTGACGCCGTCGAAGGTGTTGGTGCCGGGGTTGCTGATGTTGACGTTGCCGGTGGCGGCGGCGCGGGCCACCCGGCGGTAGAGCACACCGCGAATGGCCTGCTTGACCTGGCCCCAGTTGGGCGCGTCGCTGTCGGCCACCGCGTTGCCTACGTTGAGCAAGCGCTGGCCTCCCAGGCTGAAATTGCCGGTCATGCTCACGCTGCCGTCGGCTTTGAGGAGTAGCGAGCCATCCTGCACGTTGCCGAGCGGCAGGGTGCCGCGCACTTGTCTAGCGTTGGTTAAGTCGATTTTTTGGTTGCTCATATGCTTACCTCGCGTAGGTGATGATCAGGCTGTCTCCGGGTACGGTGCTGAACGCGATGTTGAGGGTCTGGCCAGTTAGGTAGAAGTTGAACTCGGCCAGACCGTTCAAAAACACGTTTACCGAGTTGGGGATTGGGGTGTGGGGCAGGGTGATGGAGCCGGAGAAGGACGAAGGGATTACGATTTCCAGGCGCTCAAAAGCGGCATTCCCGCCAGAAGACGAAGGCGCTACCAGGGCCGGTCGCACCACGTATACGGCCTCGGTGCGTGGCGGCTCGATCTGCAAATCTAGCTCCTGAAGCTGCAGTTCCAGCTTCAGCTCTTGCAGCTCCAGCTCGAGCACCACCTCAGACATTGCGCTCCCCCTTCCGATCCTGGATATCGAGCTGGCCGCGCAGGATGGTGCGGGGGCCATCCGGCCCCACCAGCCGCAGGACATAGCGGGCCCGCCGCAGGCTCCACAGCGCAGTTTTGCTGGCCGGGATGGTGATCTGGAAGGCTCCGGTGCTGGTGTTGAAGGTGATCTCGCCTGGCTCGGCCAGGTAGATGGGCGCATCGGGCCCCGGCCCCCCGTAGGCCGGCCACACCTCGAGCTGCAAACTATGCCCCGGCCAAGAGGTCGAGCCCGTGCGGGTGGTAAGCCGGCCAGAAAACCCCCACGCTTCCCCGCGAATGACAATCTGCGGCACCTCGGGGATGCGGTTGTAGTGCAGTACGCTCATCGGCTATCCTCCCGCTGGGCCAGCATCCCGGCCAGCTCTGCCATGAGCCAGCCCGCCTCCACCAGTTGCCGCAGCGCGCGGGTATCCAGGTCGGGGAACAGCTCAATCAGGCGCTCGCGCAGTTGCTGAGGGCTCTGGGCGGCCTCGATCTCCTGTAGCAGTCGAGCCAGCACAGGCGAAAGGCCCTGGGCAGCGGCCTCGGTGGCGGCTCCGATCATCTCGAAGATGAACTGCTGGCCGCTCATCATGCCGGGCCGCAGCTCCCGTTCCAGCGCCGCCAGGGGGCTGCGGGCCTCCTGAGGGGCCATCTGGGGCGTGCCCAGGCGCAGCAGAATCCGCTCATCCTGGGCAGGCTCCGGCAGGCCAAACTTCTCCGCCACCCAGCGCAGCGAGATGGGGTAGCCCATCTGCTGCAGGATGTCGAGGGTCTTGGCCTGCTGGGCCAGGTCCTCGGGCTCCTCCACGATGCCGATGATCTTGGGGGCCAGGCGGGCGCTGTCGGTGCCCGCGTTGAAGATGGCGAAGGGGGTCGCCAGGTCGCGCCGCAGGGTGCTGCTCAGGGCTGCCACGTCGGCCTCGAGCAGGTCCAGCCGGGTGCGGCGGTGTTCCCGGCCCAGGGCCTGGGTGCCGTGCTCTCCCTCCCCCGTGGTGAGGGTCTGGCCCAAGGTAGCCAGGGTCATCTCACGGTTGGCGATCTCGTAGATGCCCCGGTAGACCTCGGGGCCGCCGGTGGCCTTAGCCACCTCGATGATCTCGATCTCGGTGTCCTTGCTGATGATGCCCGCGGCATCGCTGCCCAGCGCCCGCACCGCCCGCTCCAGGGCCTCCATCTCCTCCTTGCTGGTGGCCGGGTCGTACTTGCCCAGCCGGTAGGGCTGGCCGTAGACCTCGGCGTAGACCACCCAGTCCTTGATGGCGTAGTGCTTGAACAAGTACCACCAGGCGTTGGTGCGCATCAGACCCGCGCGGGTGGGGCTGCCGCTGCGGGCCTTGTAGCGGTGCTCGATGGCCTGGCCGAACGTGGGCGCATAGCCCTGGGGGTAGCCCTCGGCCTGGATCAGAAAGCGCTTCTGCTGGGTATCCCAGATTAGCAGCCGGGGGTCAATGTGCTCGAGCTGCCCGGGAAACCACATCCCCCCGTCGCGCCGCCAGGCCATCCCCACCAGGCTCACGCCCTGCCCCAGGGCATCCTGCAGATCGAGCATCCAGCTCACCCGATCGGAGTTGTCCCACCACTCCCGCAGGGCCTCGGCCAGCCGCCGGGCCTGGGGGCTGTTGTCCGCCGGCTCGATGCGCCACTCGATGCCGATGGCCGAGAGCTTGCGGTCCTGCATGATCTGGGAGAGCACCCCATCGCGCTCCTCCATCTCGCTAAATAGTTCGGCCTGCTGCTCCAGGTACCCCTCGTCGGCCTCGTAGATGATGCGGGCCAGCTTCTCCGGTGTTAGCCCACGGCTGGGGTAGTTCGCATAGGGCCGGGATAGCCCCACCACCGCGCTGGGGTGCTGGGCCGGGGGTTTGCCGCTGATGGGATTACCAAACTGATCCAGGATGGGCATGGGCCTCCAAGCAGAAGCCCCTGCCGCGAGGGCAGGGGCTAGGTTACCTCCAGTATAGCCGGGCCAGGTGGGAAAGGTGCAGCCCATTTTGCGCCACGCTAAATGTCACCAGGTTTTTCCGGCCGTTTTAGGCGGGGGGAGGTGGGGGTCTAGGGGGAGAGCCGAAGGCCGGGTCAACCCCCGGCTAGATTTGGCGCTGAGCGGCCCACAGGGGTATCAGAGGGTACCTCTCCCCCCCGCAAAGCGCCCCGCTTCCACGGTGCGGTATTCGATAGGCCCCCGGCGGGACTCCCGGGCGTGGCGGGCCAGGGCCTTGGCCCAGAAGTGGTCGGCGTGGTCGCCCTCGTTGCGCTCGGCGTCGTAGCGCACGTTGCCTGCGCTGGTCACGATGCGCTTGACGCTGTGCAGCGACTGGCGGATGCGCTGGTTGCCTGCGGGGATGCGCTCCTTGCGGTCCTCGAAGCCCAGGCGCAGGCCCTGGGCCAGATCGGCCTTGGTCTCGAGGTTGAAGTGCACCGGCTCCACCTTCCAGCCAAATTTTCGCCGGGCCTCCTCGGCCAGCATCTCCCCCATCCCGGTAGCATCTATGCAGGCCCGGCGAACCCGCGGCAGCAGGGCCGAGAGGGCCTCGAGCTGGGCGTGGAAGGGGGTGTTGTGCAATTCGATCACTTTCCGGGCCCAGGCCACATCCCCCACCACCTCATCCACCCAGATCACCGTGAGGTCACGGCGCCGGGCGATGTCCATGCCCAGGTAGGCCTGGTCGGGGTCCCACTCGTCGGAGAGGGTGTCGGCCTCGGCGGCCAGGATCAGGTCGTAGGGGATGAAGGCGCTGCCCTCGTCCACGAACTCCAGCAGGTACTCCTGCTGCCAGGCGATGGGGTCGGCGATGGCCCGCTCCAGCTCCTCGGGGTCGATCTGCAGGCCCTCGCGCACGGCGTCGTAAATGGTGGTGCGGTGGCGGCTCCAGCCCTCCCCCCGCTCCCACAGCTCGAAAAACTGGTTGGCCTTGCCGTTGGGGGTGCTGGTGATGCGCACCTTGAACTCGGGGTTGCGCGTGATGATGGGGAAAACCGCAGTCCAGATGGCCTTGGAGTCGCGGTGGAAGGCGAACTCGTCCAGGTTCAGGTTGCCGCTGTAGCCCCGCGCGGTCGCGGGGTTGGCGGGGAGGAACAGGTGGCGTGAGCCGTTGGGCAGGCGGTACTCGAGCTGGGTGTACTTCTCCTCGCCCTCAAAGAAGTAGTCCTCCAGGGCCTCCGCCGCGATACGGTAGGCGTCCAGGTGGAGCTTGACCTTCTCGGCCAGCTCGAGGCTCTGCCGCTGGCCGCTGGAGAGATGAATCCAGAGGGTTTTGCGCTCCAGGCTGTCGTCTACGGTCTCGAGGGTGCTGGCAAAGCTCTTGCCGATCTGGCGGGCCGCCAGCCAGATTTTGAAGCGGCTCTTATCCTGCACCCAGCGCTTCTGGTATGGCAGCAGCATACTATTGGCCCAATCCGTAAATCTCCTGGCGGATGGTAGCCAGGGTCTCGGGGTCGAGGTTGCGGGCCGCCAGCCGCTTCTCTACCTTTTCGGCCATCATGGCGGCCTGGTCTTTGCTGAAAATCCGCTCGGCCTTTTCCAGCTGCAGGCTGGCCGTCACCGCCCGCACGCCGGTCTCGAGCATCCGCCCAACGGCTTTCGGGTCAATCTCTGAAGGGTCGAAGGTTTCCAGGTAGCGCAACAGCTTGTGGATGAGCACATTGGTAAATGCGGCCTGCAGGCTCATCTGCTTGCCGGTGGCCTGGCCGATGGCCTCCATCACCTGCTGGGCCTCGAGGGCCGCGCCCAGGGCCGGCAGCAGGTGGTTGGTGCGGTGGCGCGAGAGGCTAGCCGCGCTCAGCGCCTCGCCCCGCTCGGCGGCCCAGGCCACGATATCCTCGATGCGGTAGGGGCCGTCCGGCTTGCGCACATCCCCCAGCAGCATGGCGTCGATCTCCTCGCGCAGCGACGAGAGGCAGACCCTACAGCGGGTGGACTGCACGTAGATGGCCACAACTCCCCCCTACCTGGGCATGATCCAGCCGACAAAAGCCGCTATGGCCAGCAGGCTGTATAGCCGCCATCCCGGCTTGGCCGTGCGGCGCAGGATGAGCGCCTCCAGCTCGTCCAGGCGCTCCATGATGCGCTTCTGGCTGGCCTGGGCCGCCAGCCGCAGGGCGGTCATCTCCTCCCGGATGTCGCGCAGCTCCTCCGGGCTCATGCCCTCCTCCGCGGGAATGCTACACCGGGGTCGGAGATGTCGCCGTTGCACAGGTCCATGCCCCGGGCGGTGATCTCGGCGTACTCGAAGCCGCCCCGGCCATCGTTGCGCCAGGCCACGTTGATGTACTCCTTGCCGGGTGCGCTCAGATAGCGCAGCACCGATTCCAGCTCCTCATCGCCGGGCAGCATGTGCAGGCCCTCCAGGGTCAGCTTCAGGGAGCGCTCGGGCAGCCGCCAGGGCGCATCGGGGTATAGGGGTTTGTCGTCGAGGCCCGTCGCAAAAAGGTAAAGCGCGTATAGAACCTCGCCGCGCAGGATTTTGATGCGTTGATTGCCCAGTCTCGACATAGCTCCTCATCAGGGGTTGGGGATGGCGGGAATCTTCACGCCCAGCAGCGCAGCCAGGATGCCCACCACGATCAGGGCGGTCTTCCAGAACTCTGCCGTCCAGAAAAAGGGTGTGCGGCCCTGGGGCATGCGCTGCAACAGCTTTATAGCCAGCATTTTTTCCCGCATCTTCCGTATCTGCTCCTCCCGCCCATCCGGGGCCTGTGCCGCCAGCTCGTCCAGCATATCTTCCAGTAGTGAGCGCTCCAGGTCATTCATCCCCGTCCGTAAACGAGCCCCTGCCGCGAGGGCAGGGGCTAGGTTACCTTCAGTATAGCGCCAAATCCTGGGTTAATTGTCCAGCGGCTGCACCATGTAGAAAGCGCGGCCATCCTGCACGGCGTACCAAATCCAGTTGCCCTTGTAGCGGAACGATTCCCGCAGGATTTTGCCGTCCAGCGTCATGGGGCGGCCCACGCCCGCCAACCCGCGGTAAATGGGGATCGCCCGGGTATGGGAATGCACCGCCGAGTCCAGTTCCCTGATGTTCATCTAACCCCCTTGCAGATCTGCCGCAGGCGAATGGCCAGCTCGGCGATGCGCTCATCCACGTTGCCCCGCTCAAAGCGGCCCCGGCTTTTGCGCCAGCGGAAGATGGTGGCCCAGCGGCTGCCCGCAATCTGGTAGATCAGCAGTTCGCGCTCGGCGGGGGATAGCTCGTCCACAAATGAGTCGAAGTCCCTCTTCCACAGGCGAAGCTCATGGGCCTCGATGCCGGCCTCGGGCAGCTCGGGCACGTAGATGGGCAGGTAGCTGGCGCGGTGGGGGTTGTGGCCCCCCAACACCTTCTGCCAGCTCATCCGGCCCCGCCCCACCATCCAGATGGCCCGGAAGGCATGCTCGGCCTGCCAGAGGTACCGGCTGCGCTCGGCGAGCGGTACCTCTCCGTCGGTGGTACCAGGAACGTGAATCAAGGCTGTGCCTCCGAGAGGTACCACCCATCTTCAGTCCGCCGGATCAGGCCCTCTTCTTCCAGGCGGTCCAACCAACGGCGTACCGTGCTCTTGGGCCAGCCCAGGTTCCGAACCAGGACGGTCAAGGTAACAGGGGCCTGGTACCGCGCCATCACACTGAGCAGTTCACCGGCCCTGCCTTCCACGCTCCACTCCAAGTCCACGCTACGCTCCCGCATACGCAGCGTGGCGCGCTCGCTGACAGCACCAGCGGTACCGGCAGCTTCACTCACACGTTCGCGGGGCGTTACCTGGGGTGGTTCCGCGGTACCTGGATGTGCTGTCTGAGGTACCGGGCTTGGTACATGAGTGTGCCACACAGCCGGTACCTGCGGTACCTCTGAAGCCGTTTGGTGCGGTACCTGAACCGGCGCAGCGGTACCTCTGTGTGCCACTGGTTGATTCAGCGGTACCTCTGGGGCCACTGAGCGCGGTACCTGCACCGGCGCAGCGGTACCTCCAATAAGCTCCCCGACCACCTTGCCCACCGCGTAGGTACCGACCGGTACAAAGAGGCTCATGAGAAAAACTTCCCATAGGGCCAGTTCCGGGGCCCCCCTGTGCATGGAGAGGGCGTTGCCCACCCAGACCAGCCCCAGGGCGGCCAGGGCGCCACCCCCTGCCCAGCGGGATTGCCGCAGCAGCGAGTTGGAGAGCAGCGAAAGCAGGAAGGCGGTAAACTCCAGAGCCCCGGCCAGGCCCCAGGCCAACTCACGCGGCAGCTTGCCCAGCGATAGGGCGTACCACTCGGCCAGGTGGCCGGTGCTCATGATGAGGGTGGCAAAATAAGCCAAAAGCAGCAGAGTGATCATCAGTTTGTGGATCATGGCATCACCACCTTGATGGCCCCGGTGCGGGGCACCAGACGATAGGGTGGGCGCTCCTGGTTGGGGCAGTGCCCCGCCCAGCCCGCTTTCGGATCGAAGGTGCAGGCCTCGGCCAGCACCTGTACGAGATATCCCAGGCCAAAATGCTTCCAGCCCTGGGTGTGGCCCAGCTCGTAGCGTTCCACCTCTGCGCGCAGGGTCTGAAGGGCGTCGGTGGGCATCAAGTGCCTCCAACGGGCTGGCTCGAAGTACACCGTGGTCCCGGCCAGGTTGAAGCCCATCAGGATGTTGTCCTGGGGGCTATACTCTACCCGCCAGATGGTGGTGGGGGTCAGGTAGGCTTGCGCCCCGGAAGGGTTGAGTTCCAAAGCCACACTGAAGCCCCATCCCACGAGCTGCCCCCCGGCCAGGAGGCCCAGGGCCAGGGCGGCCAGGCTGAGCAGGCCCAGCTCGGTTACTTCAACCACGGCCCCACCTCCCGACCAGCAAGTCTTCAACGGCCACCCAGATGCGGGTCAGGCCGAGCCGTACCACCCAGTCCGGGATGACGTTAAGGACTTCGAAGACCTCGAGGCCGTCCGCCCGCCAGTCTGCGACATCCTGAGGAGTGCCCCAGGCATACCAGCCCCAGCTGTGATGCCGGCCCTGCACCTCGATGGTGTACAAGCGCTTCACGGCGCCTCCTTGAGTTTTTCCAGATTGCCGCTTAGATCCCAGTGGTTGGGATCGATATCCAGCTCCTTCAGGGCCTGCCGGATTTTCTCCACGCAGGACCAGGGCACCTGAGCGCGGCCCGCATAGCGCCCCCGCTTCTTGGGGGCGTAGCGAGCGATCAGCAGTGCCTGTTCAAGGATTTTCTCCCTGGGAGTCATCGCCACCTCCGCATGGAGTTTTCCGCTTCAAAAAGGGCCTGCTGGATAGTCTGGGGCATCTCACTGTCCCCCCAGCGCAGGGTGCGGGCCTCGCGGTAGGCCAGCACCCGCTCCAGGCTGCTTCTGATGTAGCTGAGGGCGTAGGCCATAATCCGGTCGGCCTGCTCGGGCGAGTTGGCGATGTGGTAGCGCCGGGTCATGGGATCGAACCCCACCACCTCGGGCTTGGCGCCGGCCACGCTGGGGCGGGCCGAGAGCTTGGCGCACAGCTCCACCGCTTCCCGCATCTCCCGGTCGCCCACCCCCAGGGCATGGGCCAGGGCGTCGCGGTCGAGGCCCTGGGGCCCGGCCTCCCACAGTGCTTTGAAGACCTGCCGGGCCAGTTCAACCTTGGGGTCGCTCATGCTTCCTCCCAGGTATAGGGGCCGTACTGGCCCAGGTAGGTACGAAAGGTGGATTCGCCGACCTCCAGCCACTCCCGCAGGGTGTACAGGTAAATGCCGTAGCGCGGCTGTACCTGGCCGTTTTCTTCCTCCAGGCCGTTGAAGCGCACGGCGGTCTCGAGCTCAGCGCAGCGGATCTGCACCGTCACCCCAGGGCGGTCGTGGAGGAAGGCCAGGAGCTGCTCGAGGTTGGCCGCCTTGTCGGGCCGGGCCTGTTTGAGGGCCTGCAGGCCGCGGGCGCTAGGCATGGGCCTCCTCCCTGGCCATGTGTTTTTCGATCAGCTCCAGACCGGCCATCCCGATGCCCCGGCAGGGCAGGCCGGTGAGGTGCAGCTTGAGCCAGCGCCAGACCTGCTGTTCGCTGGGGTAGGTGGCTTCCATCTCGGGCTCCACCTCGTAGGTCTTGATGTAGCCCCCATCGGGTTTTTTCCAGACCGAGTAGAAGGTGCCCTTCAGTACCAGCCTGGGGTGGTCGTAGATTTGGATGCGCTTGGCGCGCAGGCGTTTGCGGATTTCATCCTTCCTCATCGCAGTCCTCCAATAGACGCAAAGGCCGCACGTTGTGCAGCACGCGGCCCAGGGTGCGTGCCGGGAGTTCCAGCCACTCCTTGGCGCTGGGGCTGTAGAGGCCGTAGATGTGCACCACCTCCCCGGGCTCGTAGCCCAGGGGCAGCTCGGGGTCGAACTGCTCCGGCAAAGAGGCCTGGTAGAGGTAGCACAGGCGCATGGCCACGTTGCCCCGCAGCAGGAGCAGGTGGGGGCGGGGGTTCTCCCGCAGTTGCACTAGAATCTCGCCGGGGGTGAGCATAGCCAGCACTCGATGTCGTCGAGCATCCCCCGCCCGCCGCAAATCGGGCAGGCAGGGTGGATGGCCGCGCGCAGGCGCTCGGCGGCTTCCAGGGCTTCCGCCACCTCGTGGTAGAGCTGGGCCGCGGGCCAGTTGCGGTTCTTCTCGCAGATGCGGGCATAATGCCGGGCCTGGGCCGGGGTCTGGCAGCGCTGGTAGGCGCGGTCGAGGGCGCTCATGCGTCCTCCCTCCGGCTGGCGGCCAGCACGGCCATCAGGAGCATCCCCAGCAGGCCGCCCAGGATGTAGCCCAGTAAAAAAGCGGTTCCGGCGCTCACGGCATCTCCGTTCCGCGCAGCCGGTGGGGGTTGCGCAAGGTCTCGATGGTGGATTCCTTGGTGGCCTGCTCGTAGAAGATCTCCGCCGAGGCCATATAGGCGGCCAGCATGCGCCGGGCCAGGCCCTTCAGGGGGCCGGGCTCGATGCTGCCGGTCTCCTTCAGCTCGCGGATATGGGCGAGCAGGTCGGTGGCCATGTTCTGCAGGTGGAAGAGCAGGTAGTCCTCCGGCTTGTACTCGGGGGCCGGGAGGCTGTCCAGATCGGCGTATACGGGCTGGGGGTTGGTGGGCTTCTCGGGTTTTTTCATGGCTTACTCCTTTTCGAAAATGACCAGTTTGTTGCCGTGGGGGGCGATGGCGTAGGCTTTGAAGCCGGCATATTTGGCGCAGATGCGGGCCTCCTGCATGGAGGGCTGGCCCACCCGGCGGAAGAGCACCAGGGTGCGGCGAGCGCTGCGGGTATCGGCCACCAGCCAGAGGCCTTTGCTCAGGCAGGTGCTGGCCCGACCGTTCTGGGCCTGGGCCTGGGCGAAGAGGGATTGGATGACTGTTTCCAGCATGGCTACCTCAAAAAGGTCTGGATCAGCTCCAGGCCGTCGCGCTGGGCCTGGGGCGAGGTCAGGCGGGCCAGTTCCTCGCTCCAGCGCCCAGGGCTCCACAGTTCGAAACGATTTTTCATTCCGATGATGACCACCTCCTCGCGGATATCGGCGTGGGATAAGAGCTGTGGGGTCAAAGTGGTGCGACCGGCGGCGTCGAGGCGGCCCTTCAACGCACCGCCGATCAGGAAGCGGGCCAGGGCCGCCGCCTTGGGGTTGGTAATGGGGAGCTGGGCCAGCTCGGCCTCCACCCGCTGCCAGGCCACCAGGGGGAAGCCATAGAGGCAGCCTTCCAGTCCCCGGGTGATCACCAGCCCGTCGCGCAGCTCGTCGCGGAAGGCTTTAGGCAGCAGCAGGCGGCCCTTCTCGTCCAGGGCGTAGTGGTGCTCCCCGGTCACGACAGCACCCGCCCCCGCCCGGCCATATCGGCCAGGGTCTTTTCGTCAATCTTCTTCTCGAAAATCTCGGCGGCGTAGCTGATCAGCGCGGCGTAGAGGGCCTTGCGCTCGTGCTCCAGGGCGTCCTTCTCAAACACCAGCTTGTCGATCTGCACCGCGATCTGCTCCAGGCGGTCGGCCAGGTGCTCATATTCGATGTCCTCGTAGACCTGTACCCGCAGGTAGTCAGTGCGCTCGGCCTCGCTTTTGAGCTGCTTGTAGCTCTCGCGCAGGCGGGCCCCCTGGCGCACGTAGGTCTCGCGGCGCTTCAGGGCCCGCTCGGTGTTGTCGCGCTCGGCCCGCATGGCCACCAGCTGGCGGTTGATGCGGGCGATCTCCACCGGAATCTCCAGCAGCCGGCGGCGGCGTTGTTCGGCAAAGTCAGCGGTCATTTTTCCTCCTCCCACATCTGGGCGATTTCTTCGTTGGTTGGGCGCTCGGCAAGTAAAACCTTCCTCAGCACCTGCCCCCACTTGCCGGGAAGCAGGTGGATTTCGATCTGGGTCGCCAGCACCTGCACGGTGTAGGTGGCGCCCATCTCGCCGCGGGGGTCCAGGTTGCGCAGGGTGATCACCGCGCCGTCCTGCAGCCAGGGGATATCCCCGCGGATGTAGTTGGTGGGCTTGGCAGGCCAGTCGCCGGTCTCGGTGGCCAGGTACAGCAGGGTGGCGATGTCGTCCAGGCGGGGTATGCGCTCCCCCGCCACCTCAATCTCCCGGCGTTTGCGCACTAGCGACCTCCGTACCATGCGATGGCGTGGATGATCAGCACCATCAGCGCACCCGTAGCGATGTCCACCAGTAGCAATGCCAGCTTTTGTTTCATTGGCTACCTCCCGCCAGGTTGAGCTTTTGCGAGACCGCCACCACTGCTTTGACCGTGAAGGTGGCGCGGCTCAGTCCTTTATCGGCGTTGCGGGCGATGGTGCGGTCGATCTGCTTCACGAGCCGCAGCACGTCCCGCATCACCCCGCCCGTGAGTTCGTAGATTTTCTGGCGGCTGGCCTTGGGCAGCCCGGCCAGCATGGGCATCTCGATTAGCTCCTCGGGGCTCACCGGCTCCGCCTCGGCCACCACCCCGATCCGGCTCTCGATGTCCCGCCAGCGGCGGATCTGGGGGGCGAAGTCCTCGGTGCAGATCAAGATGAAGGTGCTGGATGTTTCGTCGGCCAGATATTTGAGCACCTCAAACGACTCCCGCGGCATGCGCTGGGCCTCGTCCACCACCGCCACCATGCGCTTGGCGCTGAGCTGGGTGTGCACCGTGTGCAGCAGGTCGCGGAAGCGGCGGGTGCGGGTGATGTAGAGGTTGAGGGCCAGGGCCTCCAGCAGGGCGTTGGGCTCATAGTTGGGCTGGGCGTGAATCCAGGCCGTGTTGAGCCACGGCCACTGCTCCCGCACATAGCGCAGGAAGTGCCGGGTGGTGACGGTCTTGGAGCAGCCTGCCGGGCCGGTGACCAGGGCGAAGGGAAACTCGTCCTCCACCGCGTCGCGCAGCCGGGCCGCGATGATGCGGGTGGCGCGGGTCTGCACGAAATCGGTCTCGTCATCGAGCACGTCCCCGTACTCGCTGGCCAGCCAGTCCTCTACGATCTTGTCTACGTCCTCGGGGTTGATGTATGGTGGTTGTTGAGCCATATAGCTCCTTTCTGCTTCAGCGGGGGTCTACTCCCCGTTGGAGCCCATGTTGTGGTGGGACGACAGGTCTAATTCGTCGTCCAGGGTGAAGCCTGCGGCCAGGAACTCTGCCAGGGCCTGCTCCACCTCGCGGTCGCCTGGCGCCGGGTCTAAACGGGCCTGGGGGCCAGAGATTTGCAAGGTTTCGGGTTGGGGTAGGTCGGGGGCCCGGCGGGAGAGGGCCTGGTCGAGCCGCACCATAGGGTTCATGAACTGGGCCCGAATCTCGTCGGCAGCCGCGTGGATATCCCGAATCTGCTGCCGCAGCTTGCGCCGCATCTCGCGGGCTTCCTCGCCCAGGGCGCTCCAGTTCTGGGATTCGAGTGCGCCCAGGATCTGCAGGCTGCCGTCCCGCCGGGGCAGGGCCGCGGTGTACTGGGCCGCCGGGAGGATTTCGTTGATGAGCACCACCACGTCCATGCCCTGGTAGCGGATCAGGCTGCCGTCAGGCAGACCCCAGGCCCGCCCGCGCAGGGTGATGGTGCCGTTGCCGCGCACCCGCCGGGTCTCCTGGCGGGAAAACAGCAGCATCAGGTCGCCGAAGTCGTAGCGCACCCGGCTGCTGTTGGCTGCGGTTTGCACGAACAGTTCCTCGCGGGTTTGACTGCCCAGGAGTGATTTGTGGTAGTCCTGGGTCAGCCACAACAGGGCCCGGTGCTTGAACTCCTCCTCGGTCAGGAGGCGCTCGGGGTAGGGGTCGGGGCCGCCCTCGGCCATCCAGCGGCGGGTGTTGTGCAACAGCCGGGCCAGGCGCTGGTGATCCCGCTCGTGCACATCCGAGCCGGCGTAGCCCGGCAGACCCGCCTCGAACTGTTGGTGGAAGAGACCGAAGAAGCGCTCGATGTTGCCGCGGCTGTGCGAGACGTAGGGCCGCGAGTGGGTGGACTCGATGCCCAGGTCGGCCAGGATGCGCTCGGATTTCTCCGATCGATAAACCTTGCCGTTGTCCCAGTAGATGCGCTCCGGGCGGCCCCAGATGGGCCAGTGGGCCCGCCAGGGCTCAGGCTTTTCCAGCAGGGCCAGCATGAGCATCCGGTCGGTGGCGGCCTGGTCCTCGTCGCGCGAGAATACGAAGGCCGGCACTGCGCCGCTGAACACGTCGATGGCCGCGTGGATTCGCAGCCGCAGCACGTGGTTGGTGTAGGGGTCGTACACAAACGCATCGCAGCGGGTCATATCCACCATCCAGAGCTGGTTGGCCCGCTCGGTGAGGATTTCCCCGCTCCAGACCCGCAGGTGTTCCTTGCGGGCGCGATCGTCCATCAGCGTGACCCGCAGTACGGGGTCAGACTCCATCTGTTTGCGGATGCGCCGGATTGTGGTTGCGGACAGGACGCTCCAGTCCCGGCTGTTGGGGAAGGGGCGGTAGCGCAGCAGGTTTGGGTCGTTGAGTTCGATGATGCGCCGGATGCGGGGGGCGCTGTAGCGGGGGTAGGTCATCCACAGGCCCACCACCAGCTCGTAGAGTTCCCGTGGCAGCCGAACCACCCCGGCGTCCCGCCGCATACGCCGGGACAGCGCCTGTTCGGACAGCTGGGAATCCTGGAGGCGCTGCACCAGGCGGATCACCTGGCGTTTGGAGTAGCCGTGTTGCTGGGCCGCCTGCTCCAGAAGAAGGTTCTTCTCGCCGGGGTTGGCCGCACGGTATTCGGCGTAGAAGGGCAACAGCCAGCTCATCAGCCGGTGGGCCTGCTGCATGCGCTCAGGGGTGATCTCCGGCTGGGAAGTTGGTGCGGTATCTGATGGGGCAGGCGGCTCTTCCAGGGGCGACTGCAGGATAGGGGGACTGTTCTGCTCGAATACGCGCCGCAGGGAATCCAGGTTGACCAGGCGCTTGCGGGTGTAGCCGCCGCGCTCGAGGGGAACCTCAACCAGGGTGGATTCGACATCTGGATGCTCCAGATATCGTTCGATGGTGCGAATGCCCTTACTAAGGACTCTCGCGGCTTCGGGGATAGAAACAAAACGCGACATAGCTATACTCACTCCCCTGTGTGAGTTTCCGAGGTCAAAAAATAACTGATTGGCTTATCCAGAGCCTTAGCCAACCGGATTAAGGTTTCTGCCGAAACCTTTTGGCCACGCTTACCATTGATCAGCATCGCAATATACCCTGTGGTCAACGCGGTTCTACGGCTCAGCTCAGCCTGATTAATCCCAGACTCAATCAGTGCCTCTCGCAGCTTACTGCTGATGGTTGGTTTTTTGCTCTTTACTCCCATTGGTGAGTATCATAAACTCGCTCACGGGTGTAAGTCAACATGGCACGAACCAAGCGGCACGACCTTAGAGGTCCATTCAACGAAGATATCCGCAAAGTCATGGCGGAAAAAGGTTGGACAAAGCTCGAGCAGTTTGCCGATCACTTTGGGATTGGCCGAACGACGGTGTACTCATTGGTCTTGGGTAGACAAACGTCTCAAGGCGAGTGGGTCAAGCCCAGCTTAGATACCATCATCAAGCTTTCCATTGCACTCAATCGTCCGGTTGATGAGCTGTTAAGTCGGTTATACCCCGAGCTGGATTTACCTAAACCTCAGGCGCAGGTTGCCCCAAACATGAAGAAAGCCCCAGTTGTGGGCGTCGTCGGGGCAGGCCCCGGCCAGTTCGAGCCCACGTTAAAGAGCGTCTACGTTCCCGCCGCTGTGGCCAAAGGGCGCCCGCTTGCGGCATATGAGGTCAGGGGCGACTCGATGTGCGGAGGCAAGCGCCCCATCTGCGATGGCGACATCATCGTGGTAAATATGGCCGATAAGGGTTGCAGCGGCCAGGTGGTGGTAGCCCGCCTTGTGGATGGGAGTTTTGTGTGCAAGGCTCTGAAGGAGGATAAGTTTGGCAGGCGGCTAATGTCGCTCAATCCCCTTTACACCAACTCCGCCCCGCCGGTTATTCCTGCTGAGGACGTGGACGAGGTTATCGGGCGCGTAGTCTGGGTGCAGGGGGCGCTGAATGGCGTGGAGGAATAGCTGCGCGGCCCACCGCTACATGCTATATTAGAGGTAACCTAGCCAGACATTCCCCGGAGGAAGCTCCGGGGGTTTTGTTTGGCCCAAAGGAGGAAGTGTGTGCTGAAATTCGCATCAATCCTGGCTGTCGCCAAGCTCGTCTACGCCGCGCTGGGCCTGGTGGTGCTGGTCGTGGAAGACATCATGGACGGCCAGCCAGGGGCGCAGAAAAAGGAAGCTGCAATAGCTCGGGTAAAGGAAGTAGTGACGGGCATTCTGGGGTACTGGCCCGGCTTTATTCCCGATGCCCTCCTGGGATTCCTTATTGACTGGGTGGTGAGTCGGTTCAACGCCGATGGCACCTTTCGTAAAAGCTCTGGCACTCAGACCAGCACCCCAGCCGCATCCTGACGCATGGCCGCTTTCGCCACAGACCGCACGATTAGAAAACCGCAGCTATTGGCGGTTGAAAACGGGTTTGCCTTTGGAGTTGTTCGAGCGGCTCCCCTGGGAGGTTCAGTTTGCACACCCTGACCTCTTCCGGCGTCACTTCGCAGATATCCTTGCAGGACGGTGGCGTCCCTAATCGGATTCCACTGCATCCATTCGGTGAGTTTTTCGGCAATGGCCGCCGGTTTGTGTTCGATGAGGCCAGTCTGGCGGCAGTGCGGGAGCAGCTGCGCCAGAATGGCCGGCCCTGGGTGCTCGACTGGCACCACGCCACGCTGGATGTGGAGGCTGGCAAGCGGGACAAAGCCCCAGCCGCTGGCTTTATTCAGGATGTGGTGGTCGAAGAGGGTTATGTGTATGGCCTGGTTGAGTGGACCCCGGAAGGGGCGGCGGATGTGATGAAGGGGGCCTTCGCCTTCATCTCCCCGGTGCTGCTCCACACCGAGGACGGGCACGTCGTCGGCTACCACTCGCATGCACTAACAAACCGCCCCGGCACGCAGTGGCAACGCCGGATCGGTATGGAGGAAAAAATGGACTGGTTAAGACAGATGGTAGGACTCCCCCCGGATGCCGGGGAGGAGCAGGTGCGCGCCGCGCTGGAGGCTCTGCAAGCCCGAGCCCAGCTGGGCGATCTACTGGTGCAATCGCTCGGCCTCAGCGACGCCACCGTGACCCCCGAGCTGCGGGCCCGGGTCATCCGGTTGGCCGCCAACGAGCAGGTGCTCGACGAGGTCAGCCGCCTGCGCCAACAGTTGGAGCAGGAGGCCCGTCAACGCGAGCAGCAGCGCATCCAGGCCCTGGTGGAGGCCGCGCTGGAGGACGGGCGCATCCTGCCCGACCAGCGTGAGTTATTCCTGCGCCTGGCCGCCAGCGACTTCGAGGCCACCCGCATGGCCCTGGAAGCCCTGCCCCCCCGCGTGCCCACCCAGCTACCGCAGTTGCAGCCTGCCCAGAAGCAGGAGCGCGCCGCGCTGAGCGACAACGATCTGGCCGTTGCGCAGCTGGTGGGCGTTTCTAAGGAAGCTCTACTTAAATACGGAGGTGATGAGTAATGCCTGCTGCTACCACCCCGCGCGACACCTTCATGCGTGAAGGGGATTTATTTCTGATCCCAGTAAAGGCTAACACCAAGATTTTCCAGGGCACCCTGGTCGTGGTGGATGCGGGCTACGCCGCCCCTGGCCGCACCGCCCTAAACCTGCGGGTAGTAGGCCGCGCAGAGGAAACCGCGGACAACACGGGCGGGGCCAACGGCGCGGTCAGCGTGCTGGTGCGTCGCGGCGTGTTTAAGTTCGATAACGACTCTGCCGACGCCATCACCCAGGCCGACCTCTGGGCCGATTGCTTCATCACCGACGACCAGACTGTTTGCCGCACCAACGGTAGCAACACCAAATCCCGGGCAGGCCGCGTTGTGGATATTGAACCCGATGGGGTCTGGGTGGATACCCGCTAATGGAGGTAGTGCGTGATCATCACTGATGCCAACCTTGCCAGCCTGCGTCGCAGCTTCCGCGCGCTGGCCTATGAGGCCCTCGCCCAGGTCGATCTGCAATGGAACCAGATCGCCATGCAGGCGCCCAGCAACACCAGCGCCAACACCTATGGCTGGCTGGCGGACGTTCCAGGAATGAAGGAATGGCTGGACGAACGGGACGTCAAAAACCTGAGCGAGTCCAGCTACACCATCAAGAACCGAGACTTCGAGCTGACCGTAGCGGTCAAACAAAACGACATCGAGGACGACAACCTGGGTGTGTACACCCCCATGTTCCGCATGCTGGGCGAGGAGGTGGCCTATCACCGCGATCAGCTGGTATTCGATGTGCTCAAGGCCGGCTTCACCCAGACCTGCTACGACGGCAAGACCTTCTTCGCCACCGACCACAAGGTGGGCAAGCAGACCGTCAGCAACCGGGGCAACGTGCCCCTGACCGCGGCCAACTTCGAGGCCGCCCTGGCCCAGATGCAGAAGATTCCCAACGCCGCCGGGCGGCCCATGCGCCTGTTCATGGGCACCGGCGAGCGGGCCCCGCTGCTGGTGGTGGGGCCCGACCTGCGGGCCACCGCCGAGAGTATCGTGGCGCTGCGTACCCTCTCAGGGGGCGGGGAAAACCCCAACTACCAGAAGGCGAGGTTGCTGGTGGTGCCCGAGCTGTCGGGCACCGCCTCGGCCTACTGGTTCCTGCTCGAGACCAGCCGGGCGGTCAAGCCCCTGATCCTGCAGGTGCGGCAGGAGCCGCGATTCACCGCGCTGGATCGCCCCACCGACGAAAACGTCTTCAAGCGCAAGGAGTACGTCTACGGCTTTGACGACCGCAAAAACGCCGGGTACGCCTTCTGGCAGCTGGCCTACGGCAGCACCGGCGCTTAATTAAGAGGTTAGACCATGTTCACCATCGCGGATGTACGGGCCAACCTGGCGGAGGATGTGCTGATCTATCTCGTGGACGACGAGAATGAGAAGGCCATCACCCCCGCCGCAGAGGCCCGCATCCAGGAGGACATCCGCAAGGCGGTGGCCGAGGTCAACTCCTACGTGGCCCAGCGCTACACCCTGCCCCTGCCGGAAATCCCGGATGTGCTGCGCGATAAAGCGATGGACGTGGTCAAGTACAAGCTCTTTTCCCGCCGGGGCATCCGTCCTGGCACCGCCGACGAGACCATCCGCCAGAACTACGAGGACGCCCTGCGCTGGCTGCGCGACCTGGCCCTGGGCAAAACCAGCCTGACCTTCAGCGGCAACAGCGGCTCCGACGGGCCTGCGGTGCCCCAGGGGGTACTGCCCCGCATACGCGCGGCCAGGCGGGTATTTTCCCGCGAGAAACTGGAGGACTTCTGATGGGCGTGCGGATCGTGGGGGATGTAACCCGGCTCAACCGCGCGCTGCGCAAACTGGCCGCTACCCGGCTGGATCGCGCGGCGGCCAGCGTGGGGGAGGCCCTGGTCTCCTCCACCATCCAGCGCTTCAACGAGCAGAAGGGCCCCGATGGGCGGCCCTGGGAGCCCCTGGCTGCGGCCACCGTGGCCCCGCGCAAAAAAGATTTCAAGAAGTCTGGTGGGCTGCGAAAGCAGGCAATGGAGCGAATGGAGAAGCGAAAAATCCTGATTCAATCGGGCCGCCTGCGCAACTCCATCTCTGCCAGGCGGGACGGCAGCAAAGTGGCCGTCGGCACCAACCTGGTCTACGCCGCCATCCACCAGTTCGGCGGTCTGGCGGGCCGCGGGCGCGGGGTGCGCATTCCGGCCCGCCCCTACCTGGGCATCTCGAAAGCAGATGAGGCCGAGATCGAGCGCATCCTGAAGGAGGCCCTGGGTGGTTAGCCTGGTTCGCCAGCACCTGACCCGCGGCCTGGTCTCCACCGGGCTGCCGGAGCGGTATATCCGTCAGGAACAGCGAAATCGGGGGGAGGCGTATCCCACAGACCTGTCGGCCTGGCTCTACCCGCTGCAGGGCGAGCTAAACCGGGCCGGCAAACGGCTGTCGGTAGAGCAGACCCCTGTGCGCTCCCGCCGCTGGCTGTGGCTGGGCGGGGCCAATATGCGCTGTGAGCTGTACGCCCGCAACGAGCCGGAGCTAAACCAGATTCTCCAGGGCTTTCTGACCTGGCTGTTCGATCACACCCTGGTGGACAGCGCGGGGGTGCGCTTCAAGGTTCCGGCGGAGCGCATCCGCTTCAGCTACCAGGACGAGGAGGGGGTGCTCATTGCCCAGAACGGTATCTGGCTCGAGATCCCGGTCGAAATCGGCATCTACCGCGACAACGCCTGGACCCCGATCACGGTCGAGATCGAGCGCGAAATTGAAGGAGGCGCAAGTGGCGAGTGAGAAGGATAAAGAACCGCTGGAGCTGCCCACGGTGGAGGAGCTGGCAGCTCAGCACGGCGTGGAGGCCTGGGCCCTGGCCGGTGTGCGGGTGCGCGAGCGCTGGCCCATCGGGTTTCGGGTCAAAGAAGAGGTGTTTTTGAAGGCGGTGGAGCGCTTTTTGAAAGGCCCCACCGATGGAGGAAGTAGATGAGCCTGCCGGGTGTTTATCCGATTATTCAGGATGGCGGCCTGGGCGCAGTGGCCCCGTCCGGGGATGGGGCTCGGGTGGTGGTGGGGGTTTCCAGCGCAGGGCCCCTCAACCAGGTGATTGGCCTTTCCGACCTGGGCGCGGTGCCCTCCACCCTGGGCACGGGCCCGTTGGCGCGGGCGGTGGCCGACCAGCTCGCCTATGGCGGGGGCCAGGTCTACGCGGTGCGGGCCAGCGCGGATGTGGCTGGCACCGTGACCCCCGACGTGGGCAACCCCGCCAGCCCTGCGGTCACCGTCACGGGCAGCCCGCTGGATGCCTACGATTTGCAGGTGCGGATCACCCGCGCCGGGGCACTGGGCACATCGGCGTTCGTGTACAGCCTGGACGGGGGCGACAGCCTCAGCCTGGAGATCGCCACCGCGGCCACCTACGTCATCCCCGGCACCGGCCTGACCCTCAACTTCGCGGCGGGCAACTACGTGCTGGGCGATGTTTACAAGTTTGCGGTGACAGCGCCCAGGTGTAGCGTATCGGCGGCCCAGACCGCCATCCGGGCCGCGCTCGGCTCGGCCCTGCTCTACGAGTACATCCAGCTGGCCCAGCCCAGCGACGCCGCCATGTGGGCGGCCCTGGATGCGCTGGCCCTGGAGGCGGAAAACCAATTCCGTTACATCTACTTCGTGGCCGAAACCGTTCCTCCGGGCAGCGATGCAGATGCCTGGGTCAACGCCCGGCTGGTGGAAAAGGCCAGCTTCGCCTCCAAGCATGTGCAGATCGTAGCCGCCTGGGGCGAGGTGGTGGATACCCTGAGCGGTCGCCTCGAGGTGCAGAGTCTGGCCTCGCGGATCGCTGCCCGCAGCAGCCGCAACCCCGTGCACATCAAAACCTCCTGGGTGCAGCAGGGCCCCCTGGCGGGCCTGGTGGTGCCCGCGCCCTTCACCACGGGCCAGTACGGCAAGGCCACCAGCTTCAACAACGCCCACGCCCTGGCCCTGGACAATGCTGGCTTCACCACCATCTATAAGTTGATTGGCCGGGACGGCTGGTTCGTGGTGGACGACCGAATGGCCGCCGCCCCCACCAGCGACTACAAGATCGTGCCCAACCGGCGGGTGATGAACAAGGCCACCACCCAGGTGCGCCAGGCCCTGCTCGATTTCGTGCAGCAGGGGGTGGATCCGCTCGATCTCAATGCCTCCCTGGCTACCCTGGTGGCCCGCGCCAATACCCCCTTGCGCATCATGCAGAGCAAGGGCGAGATCGTGCGGGGCCGGGTCATCATTCCCCCCGGCCAGGACATCCTGGCCAGCTCGTCCCTGCGGGTGCAGGTGCGCATCGTCCCGCTGGGCTATCTGCGGGAGATCACCCTGGACATCGGCTTCGAGAACCCCTTTCTGGCGGCCTAGGAGGTGATCCATGATTAACGGCAGATACTACGACTGGGAACACATCACCCTCAACCTGAAGGGCCGCACCCTGGTGGATGTGAAGTCCATCAGTTACGGCGACGAGCGAGGGGCCGAAAAGGTGTACGGCAAGGGGCTGCGCCCGCGCGGATACCGCCTGAAGCGCTACAGCGGCAAGGACGGGCAGGTCGTGCTGCTGCGGGAGGAGTACGACCGCATGCTGGAGGATTCCGAAATCCAGCAGAAGGGCCTGTACAACATCGACCCCTTCGAGATCGTGGTCAGCTACGACAAGGGGGATGGGAACCCCAAGACCGACGTACTGCAGGACTGCATCTTTACCGAGCGCAGCTTCGACAACATCGAAGAAGACGGCGACGAACTGACCGTTACCCTGAGCTTCCAGTACCTGAGCCTGAAGTCCAACGACCAGGACGCCCTGGTGGAGTGA